AAGATTCTGGCTGGTCACATGTCAGCTATCTGTACTGCACAGACTATCACTAGCACTGAGGTTATTCGTGACCCAGATAGCTTCGGTGATATCTGTCGTGGTTTGCACGTATTCGGTGTTAAAGTCCTCCGTGACGAAGCACTGGTTGGTGCGTTCTACAACGTATAAGCTGTATCTAAATAAGTGCGGGGGCTGTAAAAGGCCCCCAATCTTTTAACAAATTCAAAGGCAAGAAAACCTATGGCAACATCTTACTTAGATTTAACCAATGAACTTCTTAGAGAATTAAACGAAGTTCCTCTGGATTCGGCTAACTTTTCTACTGCCGTAGGAGTTCAGGGCCATGTCAAAGATTCTCTTAACAGGGCATACTTTGATATTATTAACTCAGAACCTCAATGGCCTTTTCTTTCTGCTGGAGACAGCGGGGAAGTTGACCCTATGTATGGCAATGTATATGTCGAAACAGTTATAGGTCAACGATATTACGAATTAAAAGCTTCAAGTGATTCCATCAAAGACGACTACGGTTCAATTGACTGGGATAACTTCTATATAACTACAGTAGGCGTGTCAGGCGAAACTGCACCCTACGTAGGACGCAACCTCCGGTTTACTACTACAGAAGAGTGGAAAAGCTTTCGGCGTGTTGGAGAAAACTTAGACGACGCAGACACTCAATCATTCGGCGAGCCTGACAGGGTTATACGCAGTCCAGATTCGCGTAAGTTTGGCCTAAGCCCAATTCCAGATAAAGTTTATCGTGTTTGGTTTTATGCCTACAACTTACCTACAAAGCTTGTTGCATATAGCGATGAGATAGTATTTCCAGAAATGTATAGCACAGTATTATTAGCTCGTGCAAGATATTACATTCACCAGTTTAAAGATAATCCTCAAGCTGCTTCTTTTGCAGCAGACGATTACAAAAAAGGATTACGCAGTATGCGCTCAAACCTTATTGAGCCTACTCCGTTTTATATGACTGACGACAGAATGAGACTCGTATAATATGGCAGCTTCACAACCTTTTGGTTTTTCTGCTAAGGGCGGCTTAAACACCAACCTAAGCGAAATAGAAATGCTACGGCAGCCGGGAATCGCAACAACGCTTCTTAACTTTGAGGTTGACCCTGATGGCGGGTATAGAAAAATTAACGGCTTTTCAGATTACGGTTCTACTTCAGCCGCTAGACCTAATAGTGGAAACAATATTTTAGGAATCAAAACGTATGCAGACGGAGTTATTGTTTGCAGCGGAACAGACATTTTTTTTAGCAATGACGGAGCTACATGGTTACAAATAAATCGTGCTAGTGTTCATTCTAGTGGAGATAATTACTCAACTTTTACAGGTCGCTCTGTATTATCAAGAACAGGTCAACTACAGTGTTCTATAAGTATTTTTGAAGGCAGCTCATCTCCATATGGAGAAGTTATAATATGTGATGGAGCTAATAAACCTTATTACTTTTATATGACAGAAGCTAGTAGCTTAACTGGAAGAACATTCTTTTCAGGCGAAGTAACAGTCAACAGCACAGAAGCCCCATCAATTTCAACAATACACAGCAATCACTCTGTACTGTCAGGAACCGCTGAAAATCCTAACGTAGTATATTACAGTCATTTACATGAGATAGATAACTTTAGTGGCTCAGGCGCAGGCTCGGTTCGTCTTGCAGATAAAGTAACAGGACTAAAAAGTTTCCGTGGAGACTGTATTGTTTTTTGCAGAAACAGTATTTATAGGCTTGTAAACATAGAAGCCAATGATGCTACTACAGCTATTATTCCAATTACCAAAAACGTAGGCTGTCTAAGTGGACAGAGCATTCAAGAAATTGGAGGTGATTTGGTATTTTTAAGTCCAGACGGTATTCGTACTCTTGCTGGAACTGCGCGTATTGGAGACGTTGAATTAACTTCCGTAAGCAGAAATATTCAAAAAGTTATTAGTAACATTACTTCTCAGATAAATAACCTAACAATAACAAGCGTAGTATTACGCGCTAAGTCTCAATATCGTTTATTCTATCAAAACCTAGCTACAGGAGCAACTGAAGCTAAAGGAATTATAGGTACTTTTACAGGACAAGGTTTTGAATGGTCTGAAACTAAAGGTATCGAAGCTACCGCAATAGACAGCGGATTTTTAAATAATGGTGTAGAACAAATACTTCATGGTGATAGTGATGGATATATTTACAACCATGATACTGGATTCTCTTTCATTTATGGCGGCAGTGCATCAAACATAAGTGCTGAATACGAAACACCTTATTTAGATTTTGGAGATATGGGGACACGAAAAACTTTGCACTATGCTAAAGTTTCTATAACTCCTGATTCAACTTCTGGAGGCTACGCACAGCCTAGCTTACAAGTTGCTTTTGATTTTGACGATACAAACGTAGCTCAACCTAGCACATATCAGCTAAGTGAAATAAGAGCTGGTGCAGCGTTCGGAACAGCTACATTCGGGACAGATTTTTTTGGAGCTATTGATACTCCTTTAATACGACAAAACTTACAGGGCAGTTGCTACTCAAGCAAGTATACTATTAGTAGTGATGATGCTTTAATACCTTATACAATTAATGGTTTATATATAAACTATGTTCCAACGGGCAGGAGATAACTAAATGGCAGGTACAAGCTATACAAGACAGAGCACGATAGCAGATGGCAATCTTATAAGTGCCTCTATATTTAATAATGAGTATAATCAACTTGTAAATGCTTTTGCGTATGCAAGCTCAGGCACTACTGGACATACACATGATGGTAGCGCTGGACAGGGTGGCGCAATTACAAAGATAGGCGACCAAGACTTTAAAAATAAAATTGAAGTAAGTGCAACTAATAATCGCATTGAGTTTTATGCTGAAGTAAGCGGTTCTCCTGTTGAGCAAATACGCATTCAGGACGGAGCTATTGTACCAGTAACGGACAATGACATCGACTTAGGCACAAGCAGCCTAGAGTTCAAAGACCTGTACATTGACGGCACAGCTAACATCGACAGCCTTGTACTTGCTTCAGGCTCAACAGTTACAGCAGTCTTAGACGAAGATGATTTGTCAAGCGACAGCGCAACATCTTTAGCAACTCAACAATCTATCAAAGCTTATGTTGATGCTCAAGTAACTGCACAAGATGTAGACATTACTACTGATAGCGGCACTATTGCAATTGACCTTGACAGCGAAACACTTACAGTATCAGGTGGTGAGGGTATTGATACTTCTGCAACAGGCAACGCTATTACAATAGCAGGCGAAGATGCAACAACCTCTAATAAAGGCATTGCTTCTTTTGTTTCTGATGACTTTACAGTTTCAAGTGGCGCTGTTTCATTAGCAACTACATCAACTGCCGCAGAGCTTAACATCCTTGACGGAGCTACAGTAACAACTGCTGAACTTAATATTCTTGATGGTGTAACATCTACAGCAGCAGAAATAAACCTGTTAGATGGAGTCACAAGCACTACTGCGGAATTAAATATTCTTGACGGTGTAACAGCTACCGCTACCGAAATAAACGCTCTTGACGGGATTACCTCAACCGTTTCAGAGCTTAATATCCTTGATGGCGTTACGGCTACAACTGCTGAACTTAACATTCTTGACGGAGTTACTTCAACTACTGCGGAACTCAACATTCTTGATGGTGTCACGTCCACCACAGCAGAACTCAACATTCTTGACGGAGTTACTTCAACTACTGCGGAACTTAACTACGTAGATGGCGTTACAAGCAATATCCAAACTCAGCTCGATGCTAAGGGAACTGGTACAGTTTCAAGCCTTAGCGACTTGAGCATTACTTCTACTGCCGCAGAACTTAATATTCTTGATGGTGTTACTTCAACCGCAGCAGAACTAAATATTCTCGATGGCGTTACAGCTACTACAGCAGAATTAAATTATGTTGATGGTGTCACAAGCAATATTCAAACACAGCTAGATTCTAAGGGTACTGGCACTGTTTCTAGTTTGTCAGATTTAAGCATCACTTCAACTGCTGCGGAACTCAATATCTTAGATGGTGTAACATCCACCGCAGCGGAGTTAAATATTCTCGATGGCGTAACTTCTACTGCTGTAGAGTTAAACCTTCTCGATGGCGTTACAGCTACTACAGCCGAACTGAACTACATTGACGGCGTTACCAGCGCTATTCAGACCCAGCTTAACTTAAAATCTCCATTAGCATCGCCTACCTTTACTGGTACAGTAACGGCGGCTGGTCTAACTGTAGACACAACTACCCTCGCAGTTGACTCAACTAACAATCGCGTGGGCATAGGCATTGCATCACCTACAGAACTTCTGCACGTTACTGCTGCGACAGACCCTAAAATCCTTGTTAAAGCAACGGGTGCTGGAGATGCAGACGCTGACATAGTTTTGGACGCGAATGATGAAGGCGAAAGCGGTGTTTTATTTCACAACGCTGGTACTCAAAAAGCTCGTCTTGACTGGAGTAACCAAAACAGCCAATTAAATTTAGCAACAGAGTCTGGTACTGACGGCACAATAGATTTCCAGCCTAACGATACTTTAGCTATGCGTATCTTGGCTGACGGAAAAGTAGGCATAGGGACTGGAACGCCTGCTCAGGCGCTAACAGTCAATGGCACAGACGCAAGGATTTATCTGACTGGTGCAAACACTGATATTGATATGGATGCTTCCGCTAACGGTCAGCTATCACTAGACGGCAATGCCTATGGCTTTGGTATCGCGCTCAATGGTGATGGCGCTCAGTTATACACAAACTCTTCCAGCCGAAACATAATATTCGGTGTCGATGAAGCTGAGAAGATGCGTATTACTTCCAGTAATGTCTCGATAGGCACAACTACCGCAGCCTTTGCACTGGCCTCATCTACAAGCAGCAGTGATACTGGCGTTTCTATGGCTGAAGCTGGCCGCATATCTATTGCCAATAGCAACGCGTTCCCTTTAGCGTTGAACCGCTACACATCTGAAGGGTCAATGATAGCGCTTAATGAGTCTGGTGTTACCCGTGGTACTATAGGTATTAAAAGCAACGAAGTTTATATTTCTGATGGGACTGGCGGTTTACGCATGTCAGGCTCTGGCACTAACAATGTTATCCCCTGTAACAGCACTGGTGTTGGCACAGATGATGTTACAGACCTTGGAGCAAGCAGCAATCAGTTTGATGACATTTATGCTTCAGGAAATATTGGCAATTCGGACAGAAGCCTAAAGCAAGACATTGAAGAACTTTCAGAAGCTGAGTTGCGTGTTGCAACAGCCTGTAAAGGGTTGATTCGCAAGTACCGCTGGATTAAAAGAGTAGAAGAAAAAGGTGACAACGCTCGTATCCATGTCGGTATCATTGCACAGGAACTTCGTGATGCCTTCACTGCTGAAGGTTTAGACGCTGGCCGCTATGGTATGTTTATCAGCAATACATGGTGGGAAACTAATGAGGAAGTGGCGGCAACGGAAGAACACGATGCTTACATAGATAGAATTATATATGACACTGCGGAAGAAGCTCCAGAAGGAGCCACAGAAGTTACTAGACTAGCTGTCCGTTACACTGAACTACTCGCCTTTATTATAGCAGCACTTTAATTAGAGGAATAAAATAATGCTTGCAGAACTAGCCGCCGCTAATGCAGCCTTTGCAGTTATTAAAAGTACAATAGCTAACGGCCAAGAATTAGCAAGTGTGGCTAAGCAAGCAAGCACATACTTTGATTCTAAAAGCTCTATAGCTAAAAAAGCCAATAAGAACGGCAATAAATCAGACATGGAAGCTTTCATGGCTTTAGAAACTTTAAAGCAACAAGAAGAAGAGCTTCGAGAGATTATGATTTATGCTGGTAGGGCTAACATGTATACCGACTGGCTTCAGTTTCAATCTGATTGTAAACGAAAAAGAGCTGAAGAAGAAAGAAAAAAACAACACGAGCTGGCTAAAACAAAACAGCTTATATTAAATATTTTTACTGTTGTATGTGTTACTTTGGTTGCAGTCCCTGTAGTGGGGACATTAACTTATATAATAGTTGCCATTCTAAAAGGATAATAAAAATGACCGTAGAAGAAGGAAAAGAAGTAGTAGACATCGTAGCAGCATCAACAGGCATAATGGCTTTTGTTGCGTGGCTCCCGCCTACTGCGTCATTATTTACTATTGTATGGTTAGGTATTAGAATTTATGAGTCACCTACAGTTCAAAAACTTCTTAAAAAATAATTAAGCTGCGTAGCCAAAGGTAATTAAATGAAAAAGAAAGCATCAAAAACTTTAAAAGATTTAAAATCTAAGCGAGCCGCTTTTGTGGAAGGAGGTGCTAATTTTGCTAAGCCTCAATTCGGAGTCACCACTAATAAAAGAGAAAAACAAGATTATACAAATCAAATTGTGGGTAGACAACAGGCGTTAGACACTGCTGCTGGGCCACAAGGTGGATTTTCTACTGCTGCTCCTACTAACAAAATCGGTGGTGGAGTAGCTCAACCCGCTATAAATCCAAAACTTTTAAAAAGAACAGAGCAAGATTATACAAATCAAGCTGTAAATAGGCAGCAGGCTGTTGTTCAGCAAAAAAATAATGCAGGAGAAAGTAAAATAATGGCATCCAAAGACGAACGAGAAAATCCTTTAAGGGAGGGCCGAGGAGAAGAAGCGACTACAACAATAGCAGGTTCTAGCGGAGGCTCCACGGCAGGAAGCACTAATTATAACGCGTCTAGCTCTAATCCACCTTTGGATATTAAGCAAAAAAATCCTAAATTTAAAGCTCCAGAAATGGAAGTTGCTCAAATTAATGCTGACGCTGCTGAAATGATTACAGAAGATTCTGACATTCAAACGCTGGATGAAGCTACAGACGTAGTTGTAAATGACGTTAAAGCTAAACAGGCAGAAGTATCTACTCAAGCTGCTCCAGACAAGGTTGAAACTCCAGACGCTGTAAAGGGTGCAGAATACACCGCTACAGGAGCAGAAGGCGTAGATGTCACAGCCGCACAGGGCGAAGTATCTGAAGAAGCTCTGGCTAAAGTAGATGATGCTGAGCTTACAGAAAGAGCTGAAGCAGCTCAACGGGACAAGGCAGCCGAAGAAGCGGCAATGGCTGATGCAGTTGAGTTTGATGTAAGTACAGGCGCTTATGTAAACAAAGTAACCGGCAAGACTGCTACCGTACAAGAAACACGCGAAGCTGAAGCAAAGACCCGTGAAGCTATTACAGGCGAACCTGCACCAGACGGCGAAGCTGCTGAAATTATGAGCATGTATGAGTACAATCAGCTTGAAAGGCGCACAATCAGCAAAGATAAGGTAGTTAAGAACCTTAAAGCACAGGGACTAAAGGACGAGGAAATTGCTAAGCGTTTAGCTGATAACCCTGAGCTGATTGCAGATGAAATGGAAAACATGCCAGAAGACATTAAGACTACTTTGTCTGGACTGCCTCAAGAAGCTTTGATGAGCGCCCAGATGGAATCTCTGATGGCTGGCATGGAAGATGGCGAAATCCCTACATGGGCTAGACCGGCTCTTGCTAAGGTTGAAGCTAACCTAGCTAAGCGGGGAATGAGTTCTTCTAGCATTGGTCGAGATGCTTTGTTTAATTCTATTATTCAAAGTGCTATGCCTATTGCACAAAGCAATGCTCAAGCTATTCAAAGTGCTACGTCTCAGGACAAACAGATTGCAGCAGATTTTTTAGCTAAGAATGCAGGGTTCCAGCAGCAGATGAACTTGGCTAACTTGAGCAACGACCAGCAAATGCGACTAGCTAATTTGACTGCTCAGAATCAAGCATCTTCAGACAACTTAAATGCCGCACAGCAAACAGAACTAGCTAACCTTAACACTCGTATGCAAACTAACTTGCTTCAGGGCAAGATAGCCGCAGAGATGAATCAAGCACAGTTGACTGTTGACCAGCAACGCGCAGTGCAAAATGCCTCTATGGTAGCTAATGTAGACATGGCTAAGTTTAATGCGGCACAGCAGGTCGAGTTGACCAACAGCAAGTTTATGCAGACAATGGTTGCAACTGAGTTTAACGCTGAGCAGCAAACCGCTATGCAAAATGCTACGGCTATGGCTTCAATGGACATGGCAAATTTAGACAAGAACACTAAACTTGCAGTACAGAACGCACAGGCTTTCTTGCAGATGGACATGACTAACTTGAGCAATGAGCAGCAAGCTAATGTAATGAGAGCACAGAACCAACAGCAAGCCATGCTAAGCACACAGGCCGCTGAGAATGCTGCTAAACAGTTTGGCGCTGCAAGCCAACAGCAAGCAGACCAATTTATGGCTAACCTTAGTGTTCAGGTAGACCAGTATAATGCTTCTGCGAGTGCAGCCCGTGAGCAGTTTAATGCAACAGAAAAGAATAGAATGGAAGCTATTAATGCTGGCAATGACTTACAAGCTCAGCAGTTTAACGAGCAACTAAATGCAGATGTTCAAAAGTTTAACGAACAACAAGACTTTCAGCGTGACCAGTGGAATGCAGCTAATGCACAGGCCGTTGAGCAGTCCAATACTCAGTGGCGCAGACAGGCTAATTTGGCTAATACCGCTGCTCAGAATACTGCAAACCAGCAGAACGCACAGATTGCTTACAACTTGACATCTCAAGAACAGACGCAGCTCTGGCAACAGCTACGAGACGAAGCAGCTTACATACGTCAAAACTTTGAAAACGAACAGCAGCGCAAAGCTCAGATACTTGCAACGGCTATTGGCAACGAAAAGCTTGCAGGTAAAAAAAGCTATGACTTTAGCTCTTGGATGAGAAGTGCTGCTAGCTCAATTTAAATTTAAAATAATCAAAAGGTAATAAAGAATGGGATTGCTTAAAAGCTTAAAAAAAGGTTTTAAAAAAATTGGCAAGGGCTTCAAGTCTGCGTTTAAGTCTATTGGCAAAGGCATTAAGTCTGCTATGGGTAAGATAGGTAAGTTCATGAACAAGATTGGCATTGTAGGCCAGTTGGCTCTTATGTTCACGCCAGTCGGGGCCATGATGAGTAATATGTTTGCAAGTATAGGAAACGTAGCTGGAGGCATGTTTAGCAAGGTTGTAGGCAAAGCAGCAGTTCAGGGTGTAACGGCTGGCTCAGGACTTCTTGGAAGCACCAGCGCTTTAGCACGAGGCGCAGGCACAGTGCTTAAAGCCGCAGGAAACTTTGCAAAAGCGGGTCATGCTGCGTTTAAAACTATTACAGAAGGAATGACCAGCTTTATTGGTGAGTTTTCAAAAACAGCCCTAAAGAAAATTCCCGGCATGGAAACCATGATGCCTAAATTTTTGGGAAGCGATGTAAGCGATAATTTTTTTGGCGAAAATAGCGCTTGGAGTAAAGTTACTGGTGTAGTTGATGAGAATGCAAGTAGAATACTTTCGAGTTTTAATGAGCAAATAGGACACACTGATAAAATCCTTACTGCCGGTCAACAAGACTTAAAGTTGAAAGCAGAAGCCCAGCAAGCTAAAGCAGCTACTGGCGCTACGTATGATTCCAAAGGTATGCAAGGTGTGCAAGAAATAGATGCTTCAGGTTTTAATCAAACAGCTTTTGATGATATATCTAAAAAAGGATTTAAAGGTATGCAAGAAATAGATGCTTCAGGTTTTAATCAAACAGCTTTGAAAGAAAGCGCATATGAAGCTGCTGGTATGGGAATAGAAAAAGCCTCGCAACAAAGTCTTTTAAGTCGGGGTACAGAATATGTTTCCGAAGCTTTTGATAATGCTAAAGAAAAAATGTATCAAGGAATTGATGATTTTAAAGCTGACCCTCTTGGAACTGTATTTGGTGAAGACCCTATTGGAAAAGGAGTAGATAGATTTTCTGAGCAGGTTACAGGAAATCTTGCCCAGCGAGCAGTAATGGGTAAACCTGAAGCGGCACAAGTAACTTACGCATATGTCCCTGAGTTTAATATGGCTCCAGCAGGCCAGTACGCTTCTGCGGATATAAACGACAGAGCTATGCAAGTTCAGTTGTCTGGTGGTCAGTATCACATGGAGAATCCTTATGGCTTTGGAGCTAATGACTATGTACGTAAAATGGCAATAGCCACTGGAGGAACAGCATAATGTTTGAAGACGACTATAACGCAGAAAGAGCCAAGATGGGACGGCCAATTCCCGGTCAGTCGTTGACTAACGACCCTGAAAATCCTGCACCCTATGAACAAGCTCCTGAAATGACCAATGTTCACGAAGCTAGTATTTATCTTTGGGACTTTGTAACCGAAGAAGAAACTTACGCAGCTTTAATGACCGCTATAGATAATGAAGTTCCGGTCATGCATATAGTACAAACTATTCTTTTCAACGAGTTTCAGCAGGGCAAGTGGAACCCTGATTTGATGTTAATGCTGGCTGAGCCTCTTGCGTATATGCTTATTGCACTTGCTGAGCGCTTAGACCTTGACATTAAGGTTGATGACGAAGAAGAAGAAGACGGCGATGTTTTCGGTGTTAAAATGGAAACGGACAATATAGAAAAGCTTCGAGAATCAGCTAGACAAAATGGAATGATTCCTCAAGGTTTTGTAACTGAAGAAATGGAAGCTAAAATGAAACAGCTTCCAGAGCTTAGCCTGTTAGAAAATCCAGAAGTTGCAGAAGAAGCCCCAGCTACCGAACAACCTAGCCTTATGGCACAACCTGAAGGACAGTAAACATGGCACAAGATTCAATTGCATACGGCGAAAGCCTCTTAGCAGATATTCGTGAAAGAAATGATAAGGCTGAAAGACGAGCAAGAAAAGACGCACGACGAGGTGAATGGAAAGCCTTAGCTGTAGATATAGGCATGAACGTAGCAAATGATATTTTTGCTACAAGAAGGAATGAGCTTTTAAATAATGAAAATAACTTACGTCAAAAAATGGAAATAACTTCAGCTAATACTTTTGCTACAGATTTTAGCAATCAAATGTCGGAGGCAACTAAATACGTAGGTGGAGAAAAGGCTTACTGGAGAAATGATTTTAATACTGTAGTTAATAATAAACTTAGTCAAAAGTTTTTACCTAATCAAAGAAATGAATTACAGTATAAAAAGTTATTGGAAGCAACCGTTAATAAGAATTTTGAATCTTATTATGATGAAATTAAAAAGAAAGAAACAGCAACTAAAGATTTTTTATATAAAGGTACTGCTGAAAACTATAACCTTAATATGAAAAAAATAACAGGCGACGGCACAGCTAAAAACGCTGTAGCTAGGACTATTTCTAAGTTGACTGGAAATCTTGATTTAGATGTTTATGAATCAAGAAACGAAGAACTTCAAAAAGCAAGTAAAGAATATCAAACAACTTATGTAGACACGTTTGCTAAAACTAGAGACGAAATGCTTGCTACTGCTGTTGCGGAACTGAGTGAAGACGCTGCGGGTGTTCCTGCTCCTAAGTTATCAGGTGAGGCGTATACTTTAAACGTAACCGACATAGCTGGCAATCAATCAGAAGAAAGAAGACAAGACGTTGTAGTTAGTCGTCTTGATAAAAATAATAATATAATTCAGCATACAATAGTAATGGGCGTAGGGGCAAACGGAACATATCAACCTATTACAGCGGCCTCACAAAATAAAGAATTTGACCTTAATCAAATTGCCGCAGGTTTAAGCGATAATCAAGTAACACGAGGAAAGCTAGAATATACTGACCTTTCAGGAGGACTGCTTGCTCGTCTAGGCGATATATGGGCTAAACAAATAAGTCTAGAAACCAAAGGTAAAATAGCTCCTAACGACATAGGATATAATGATTTTCTTGAACCTCGGAGAAGCGCTTTTGTTAGAAAAATAATTGCTGCTGGACTTCAAGCTAGAAATGAAAAGTGGGGAACTGAAAAAACAGGACAATTAGTTTATGCTCAAGCAATAGAGGATAAGCTGTCAGGTGAAGAAGACGCAGGAGGTGTTCGCAATATTGGAGCTTTAAATATTTTTGATACTATGCTTGCACTAAATAAGCTAACGACAAAAGGAAATACTGGTGTAACAAACGGTAAAAGCGGAATAAGTAAGTTAGCTAAAGACGCTAATTCTATGTATGATGGTTTAGAAGCAATGAGCGCAGGAGATAGAGCAAAGTTATTTAACAAGTTATCAAAACCTAATGACGAGGGGGGAGTAAATTATTTTGAAGGAAATATTGATGCGTCAGGAGATTTTGAAAATTACTTAAACGCTTTTGAAAATATTTTTAAAAATCAAACAATATACAATAAAGATAGATATGAGAGTGTTAATGAAATGCTTGTAGCATCTATGCTAGACCTACAAGCAGCTCAAGTAAAAGAGCAAGAAAAAAATAAAAGTATAGAAGAAAGAAAGCAGGAAAGAATGAAAGCGCTGCAAAAAACTTTAAATAACGCCAGAACTTCAAGGATATAACTTAATGTCAAAAAAAACATATGCTCAAACACTTGAAAGAGTTAAAGCTCAAGGAGACTGGGATTTTAGTATTTCAGAAACTGAGGCTGCTTCTTATCGTGAGCAAGTCGTCCCAGAAGGATATGACGTAACTGATTTTGGTAACGATGAAATTATCTTATCTAACTTTGAAGCTCTTACAGACTATCTTGCTGAAAACCAAAGCATTGGTCGCTATGCAATTGACCAAGCCACTACAGGCCAAACTGAAGACCCTGCTGAGTATATGCGAGATTTAACCTTTAGACTTGGTGCTCCTCTTTCTTTGGCTAATTCTTTAAAAGATGCGCCAGAAGAAATTAAACAAGCCTATAGAACTTTAAAAACTCGTTGGGATAAAGCATCTATATCAGGGGCTGGTGAAGTCGGCGAAGCTGTTTTAGATTACGGTAGTGATTTTTTGTTTAGTCCTGAAGGATTAGCTACTATGGGCGGGATACTTTCAGGAGTAACTAATTTTGGAGCTAGTTCCGCAGCTTCTCTAGGTGCAAGAAAGGCTGCTCAAGTAGCAGCTAACAATGCACTAGCTAAAGCTGTAAAGGCTTCTTATGCAGCGTCTGTTAAAAATCCTTTGACTGCTACTACTCTTATAGGTTCAGGGCATGGAATGATTGCAAGTCACTTAGGTCAAGAGTTAGATATTTCTGCTGACATAATGAGTGAAGAAGATTATAGTCATCTTACTAACTTAACTACCGGAGTAATTGGAGGCGCTTTTGGTCTTGGTATTGGTGCAGGTATTCAAAAAGGCGTGGGGCTTTATGCAAACTCTAAGCTAGGCAACAAAGCGTTTAGAGATTCTACAGAGTCTCCTAAAGAGATGTCTATTCCAGAAGGCTCTAAAGCTTATGACGAGGCCGTAGAAGGCGAGTGGATGCCAGCTTCTAGTGGAAATGTACTTGAAGAAGCATTGCGTTTAGAGGGCCGTACAGCTACAGTTGTGGACGGCACAGACAACGCAGGCGCAAGAACATTTGATAGCGATGCGCTCGATGAAGCTGTAAAGAAGTTCGCAGACGATTTAGGTGGCGGTGAATTAACCCAAAAAGAAATTAAAGCTAGAATCAGAGCTGCCGCAGCTAATGAAACAACTGTTGAAGGTAGAACAAACGCAATCAAACAGGGAATATACACAGTAGTTTCTGACATCAGCGGAAACTTTTATGGTAAAGCAGCAGGTGTACTAAGCCCCATTACTAAGTTTTCCGGTACTGCTGCACAGTTACAGAAAAAACTAAGCCATGAGTTTGGTATTAAGTACAAAGTTCAAGACGAGCTTGTAGAAAAAGACTTGTCTGAAGTTCAGCGAGAAGTTACTGGCAAAATGAATGAGCGTTTTAGAGCTATTGTAGATAGGCTTTCGCTCAGTGAAATAGATACTAAATTTGCTACAGACATAAATGCTGCATTAAGCAAAAGTCTGAGAAGCACTAAACCTATTAAATTTGATGAGTTTGATGCAGCTACAAATGCTGCAATCAACAAAGCCGCCTTAGAGGTCAAAGGTTTATACAATGAAATGGGTGTAGACTTACAAAAAATAGGCATTATTACTAACTTAACAGATAACTATGTTCCTAGAATGTGGAGTCGAAAAGCTGTAGAAGACAACCAAGATGAGCTTGAAGCTTTATTTGTGTCTAAAGGAGGCATGAGTAAAGCGGCCGCAAAAGCAACCGTTAAAAATATGCTGGATGTTAAAAATCAAATAGATATGGGTGGCGGCGGTGGACATTTTTTTTCTGCTAAGCGAAAAATTAATACTATTGCAGACGATTCAGATTTTGAAAAGTTTTTAAACAGTGATGTATTGGGAACTTTACATGCTTATACTTTTCAATACGGGAAGTCTCTCGCTAAACATCGTGTATTAGGTGTTAATAGTTTTGAGGAGTTTGAAGGTTTTTATATAAACAGAATAAAAGAAGAAATGCAAGATGCCGGACAAGAATTTACCCCCAAGATTAAAGGGCAATTAGAAAAACTATATAGAACAGCTACCGGCGAAGGCATGGAAAGGTTCGGAAGAAAAACTCAGATAGGCGTGGACGCATATAGTTTTACTAATCGTGTAGCCTTGTTAGGCATGGCAACTTTGTCTAGCTTGACTGAGGTATTTATAAATATTGGTAAAGCGGGTGTCCGTAATAGTGTAAAAGGTTTTGGTGAAGCTATAGAGCAATCACACAGGCGCGTCACTAAAGACTTAGAAGCAGAGCTAATGAATACACACGGAATGACTGCTAAAGAAGCACTGACTGAAATGCGTAATTTTAGTATTCACGTAGACCAAGCACTTGCTCAAGTAGGCGATAGACTAGCAGGCGATGAGTTAATGACTGAGGCTCTTCAAACCGCAAGCAACAAGTTTTTCCGTTTAAATCTGCTAGACCAGTGGACTAAATTTGTGCAGAATGTTTCTCATTCAAGCGGCAAAAGTCTTATAAATGAAAATATTGAAAAACTGGCGGTACGTTACAAAAACCTACCGATGGATAAAGACGGAGAAATTCTAGCGGGTGAGCTGGCTGAGCTAGGCATTGATTATAAAAAAGCTGTTGATTGGTATAACGGTGGAGCAAAGCGCACAGACGATTTCTACAAGAATGATTTCTTGGGAGGCGTAGCACGTTATACAAACTCTGTAGTTTTACAGCCTACTGCAATGTCAGGTCTTAAACCTTTGTTGTTTTCAAACCCTAAAAGAGCTGTATTGTTTCAGCTTCTTAGCTATCCCGCAGCGTTTACAAACACTGTTCTAAAAGGTGCGGCTAAGTCTATGATAAAAGCACCTAAGAAAAATGTAGGTAAAACATTAGCTGCTGGAACAATTATGACGGGCATGGCTCGTTGGAGTAATTATGTCCGAACGGATGGAGAAAGCGAACGAGGAAAGGATACAGATGAAATTATAATGGCGGCAATAGCTAGGTGGGGTGGAAATGGCTTATTATTAGACAGCTTCCAACGTGCTCAAACAGCTACCAAGTACACCAAGAGCAACCTCTCTTATGCCGCAATGCCTTTTGGCCCAGCAGTTTCAGATACAATAAGCCTTATTCAGCAGGGAATTATTCCTACTGTTGGAAATAAAGTTCCTTTACTTTCTGGAAGCTATTTTGGTAAAGAAATTTTAGGTGAGCCGACTGTTAGGCGATATAGAAGAGGGTTAAAGCAAACACAAAAAGATGTGTTTGGTGGGTTAATTCAAGATTTTGATGAAACACCTTCTACAATAAAGTTTAATCTAGGCGGCACTGTCCGTCCTCTTGCTCAAGCTGTTGAAGAAGCAGTGTCTCCTGCACTTACAGCACTATTCAAAAAGGGTGGAGATGACGCTCTTGACAAAAACTTACCGGTTGCTTTAAGTGGAGATGTATACGGAACTCTATCAAGTTCAACTAAAGGATATATTAATCCAGAAGCTATTCGAGAAATTTCTGATAATCTTGAGGGTTCTATTTCTTTAAGATTAAACGAAGGGGAAATACAGCTAGATGAACCTACAGCTACTTCTTTAGCAGAAGCAAACATTTCTACTTTATTTAATTCAAGGACAGGATACTTAGAAGATGCGGAAGCGAGCATTAACTTTAAAAATGCAATAAACGCAACAGATAAAAATAAAATAAACGAGAATTTAGTTGAATATCAAAAAGAACTAGGATACACAGACGACCAAATTCTAGCGCTACAAACTATTCAAGAAACTGAAGATGTAGGTAACAGCAAAGTTATAATTGAAAATACAGTGTATGATGATGTTAAAGAGCTTAGAAATACTTATGATAGAATAAACATAAAGGTAACTGATAAAGATAGGGCTGACGCTGAGCTAACTAAATTTGACGAAGAAAGCTTAGATGCTACTCATGATTTTATAACTGAGCTTGTTAAATATAAAGAGCCTATGATTTCTATGGAAGGTGCTCCTATTATTGCAAGAGATGCTATAGTTAAAATTGCAGCAAGAGGAAATGTAAACTTTTCTAAGTTTAAGGCTCCGAAAATAAATCCTACAGAAACACCAGAAAGACTTTTGTCTGAAGCTGAGCGCACTGCTGCTCAGAAAGCGCACGTAAAAGATTCAGATAATTCTAACATGGTTTATCGTTCTATAAGTAGATTTAAAAATAGTGAGTTTAATGTATCTTTTACTTTTTCAAACGAAATGGGAACGAATGTAGGAAGCTTAGGAGTTGCAAAAACAATTCAACTGCGGGACGCTATGTATGATGCCATGGAAAAAGGAGCTGGCGACAAATATACGACATTTAAAAATGCTAATAAAAAGCCAACAGAAGCTGACTTTGAAAAGAAACTGCAACTTTTAGAAAAAGTAGCTGACGCTAACGGTAGAAAAATTCAAGAGTCTATTATTCAAACAGGCTACATGAATGTTAAAAATCCTTTAATTTATGAAAGTGAAACTATAGTCGGTAACTGGAAGGCTGTTGATATACTGGCTGACAAAGAAGCTAGTCTTGAGCTTTTAGGAAGCATTGAGCGTTCAGGCGTTAAGATAACTCAGGAGTTTGCTGATGTTTTAAATCCTTTGCGTAAAAGAGCTAAAGAAATTCAAGCTCGTCCACGGACTGAATTAGTTGATGAGCTTGAAGCTAACTTAATGGAAAACGAGCTAACTATTGATTTGAGAACAGAGCTACAGGGATTAGGCTTTGACGGCATTAAGTATCTAAATGAAATTGAACATGGGTTTGAGGGAGAGTCAGCACATTCTTATGTTCTTTTTGAACCTAATCAGTTTAAGCTTTCTACATCTGCTGCGTTTGATTCTAAAGACTCCAGACATAACTTTATGGCAGGCAGTGCAGTAATAGGAAAGCAAGTTGCAAAATACTTTGCACCCAAGAAATCTTCTGGCCTGTTTAGTCTTGCTCAAAAAGAAGCAGCCAGTATTAAAGATAATAAAAACACAGGTGAAGTAATGTTAAAGCGTCTTGAAGGAAAAGTCCCTCAAGAAGAGCTGGAGTGGACAGGCGCTAAAGATTATTTTAAAGATAAGCCTGAAGTTACAAGAGAAGAGATGGTCGAGTATTTTGACCAGACTGATTTTGATTATGATGTTTATGTTGGAAAACACGAACAAATGAAAAGGGGTGTTTATGATGATGATACCCCGATAGATGACATTGACGATGATTGGCTACCGGCAGACGATGATGAGCTTTTTGACGAATGGATGCAAGAAAATAACCCGTATGAACTTTCGCTTATGGAAGACCTTATAGACACAGATAGTGACTTATGGGATGAAATGCACGAGGGCTTTTGGGACGAGTGGGTAGAGTCTAAATCATCTGTGTCTGGTATATTAGGCAGAGATTTTACAACTAATCCCGCACATATTTCATTTAGTTTTGAGGGTGAAAACACTGTTAATTATCGTGAAATGGTTCTTGCACTTCCAGAAAAATTTAAAAAAGTTGAAAGAGATTATGTACACACAGCACATTTTAGAGACATAAAAAATCCTATTCTGCATATAAGATTTGCAGACATTAAAGAAGTTAAATCTCCCGACACTAGAACCTTGTTAATTGATGAACTTCAGTCTGATAAGTCTACAGCAGCTACAGGTAAAGAAGGAGTAGGCTATCATTTTTCAAATGACGATTATGTTATCCCAAATGAAAACCGTAAACTAATTAAAAACCTAGAGAAAGAATACGATACATTAGTTGGAGAAATGGAAGACCTTGAAGAAATTTTAGAAGAAATGACAAACGCTCAGCTTGCATCAGAGAGAGGAAAGAGAATAAATTCTGAGCTTGAGAGTGTAAGAGATAAAATGACAAAAACAGGAGAAGCCATACAAACCATACAAAGCTCAGAAAACCTTGTAGAATTTAAAATACCTACGCTTCCATTAAAGAAAGAAAAAAGCTGGGCTTCTGTAGGATTAAGAAAGTCATTTATAACGGCAGCAGAAGAAGGATACGACCAAGTTGCTTTAACTTCTGGACGTATTCAAGCTGAAAGAAACAGCAAGGTAGGGGACATTGACGAGGCAATACTGTTTAAAAGAGAGAACATGCGAACCGGACAACCTGCGGGATGGGCATTACAGGGTGTTTCAGCAACCGATGAATTTAATGATTTTTTAGCTGCCTTTGATACTTATGAAGAAGCTGTTGCAAAACTACCTAAAATTATTGGGCAAAAAAATGCAGATGAACTTCTTGCATCTACTCCTGATGATGTGGGTGACTACTCTCTTAAAAAGCCCATGAGATTCGAGCAGGGCGGCAAGAAGTTTTATGAGTTTTATGACAAGTCTTTGCCTAAGATGATGAATCAGCAGTTTGGTAAAAAGTATGGTGTTGAGGTTAAGATGGTAGAGTATAAACAAGGTGACAAGGTTGTTGAGTTACCTACTCTAGAAATAACTGATGAAATGCGACAGGACATTCTTAAAGGTCTTCCAATGTTTGCTGAAGGCGGTTATGTAGTAGAGTCTG